CGCTGCTGATGTCGCTGCTGATGCTGTCATTACTATCCGCGCATGATTGGCAGGAAGTAGTGACGGTTGTGGCGGCTGAATCGACTTGTGAAGAAAAATATTCGTTGATTGAAAACACGCATGTTGTGCGTTATACGGTATCTCGTATTTTTCACACCAAGCGATACATTTATTTACATTCGCGCGTTTATACTGTTCGAGCTTCTCCGCATTTCTATGGTTCGTAATGATGGAAAGGGTGGATGTGATATTCTCGATTTGCTGAAAACTCACCATCGCGTTCATCTCTTCAATTCGATTCAGATAATACAGGTCATGCTGAAATGGAAGAAACGAAGATAATACACCGTTTAACAAAAATGGAAAAATATTAACAAATTGTTGGATGATGGCATGAGAATCCGCCACCTTGAACCCCTGACAAATAATGTATTTTTCCGAATTCGCCACACGACTTGTATATGGCTTCATAATCGAAACGTTATAATAGTAATAACTCAGTATGTATAAAATATCAACAGTCGTTTTATGAAAAACATCGAAAATTTTAAGGATGAATGACCCGCCTTGTTTTTGAATCGCAAGCGCATAAAACACTTCACAGAAGATGAGCTGTGTTGCCATATTTTCTTGTTGATTGAAGTCCAACGAAAAATCGAATCCACCATCCGCAGTAACAATATCCATCGTATTTTTATACTTTTCAGCACAATAGATAAAATTGTCCAACGAGATTAAGTTGCCGGTTTTATCCGCACCGTTTTCAATCATAACATTCGGATGACTTTCCAGAAATGCGCGTGTTTTTTTCCAACCGGGGCAAATCGGGTCGTCATTCACTAATGTCATGCCGTAATATCTGTCGTTGGCATAGACCGTCGCTGTATTCGTATTCGCATTCGCATTCGCATTCGTATTCGCATTCGCCCCTTCCTTTTGACTATCAAAAATGCGACGCGAGACCTTTAAATTTTCTTGTTCTTTCATATACTCGTCGTGAAATTCGGTATTACGTTTGAGAATTTGTATCGGAGATGAAGTAGAGTCGGCGCTGCCACCGACGACGCCCGCACCCGCACCCGCACCCGCACCCGCATTCTTTTCATTCAATGTATAACGTTGATACCCCAATCCACGTAAATATGCGAGTGCCTCAATAAACCCGCCGGGTCCTTCCGCCAAATGGAATGTTTTCAGCCCCATTTTCAAATCTGGTTTGGTAGCATACATTCTTTCGTATCGCGATAACATATTCGTATTTTTCATAATTTCAATCATCTTATAAAACGACCGCGATAGAGGACGCAACTTACTAATATTTGTTTTATTCCCAGATATGTTCGAATGGATGTATTCATACGGATTCGTAAATTTCTTTATATTATCCCATGTATCTTGATATTGTTCAATCTGATGTTTGATATCACATAAATGGGCGTAAATCGATGATGACACATATACTTTTTGTTCATCGTTCGTATGTGTAATTGTCATATCAAGTGGTATATAATCGCCATTTTCACACATCTGGATATCGACCTGTGGTAATAAAAAATAATTGAAGTAAGACAAAATTGGCCCGCCGTTATTTGTTTTACTTGAATCAGAATGATTGCCTCCTCCTCCGGCCGAGGCGATGGCGGAAGTAAGTGAGGTTGTAGATGTTGTTGAACATGCCGCTGCCACCACCACCCCCACGGATGCTGATGCCGACGCCGAGACTGACGCGGATGACTGTAATGATGGTTTAAAACAATTTTTGGGCGATTTTTTATACATGGCTCGTTATATTCATTATGAAAATCTTTATAAGTCACTTTTTTTCTTCGTTTGACGTTTGGGCTTCGCTGGTGCCGCAGCCGCCGATGCCTCCCCTTTTTCTTCTACTTCCGCCCCCGCAGCAGCTGCCTTTACCTTTTTTGTTCGTTTTTGTATTTTCTTCTCGATTTGCTCGATTGGTGCGGAAGGAGCCACAGCAGTAGGCACAGCAGATTCAACGACCTCAGCTGTTGGCGCAGGTGCCTTTACGGTAGCGACTCTTTTCAGTTTTGGTTTTGCTTTTAATGTCAGCGACGACGATGCCGACGATGCCGATGCCGCAGCAACCACCGCGGGTTCTTTTTGTTCTTCAAGAATATGCGCTGCGATGGCTGGCTTTGACGCAACATCAATCGGTCGCGACGCCTTTGCTATTTTTTCAAGTGCGATTGATTCTAATGTGATATCTCCCGTTTCTGCGGGGCCTGATGACGACGACGCCCGATGTTGTTCCTCTTGTAATCCGGCATAACTAAGGAAACTGCTCTTCAATTGCTTTGCGTTGATATTTCGGTTCTTTCGAAAGATGAAATACCGATTATAGAACGAAATTTGTTTCTCTTCTGTTGTCATCATCATCGCAGAGCCATATTCATGATGGCAGTGACGCTCCCATTCGCCCGCACCCGCACCCGCACCCGCACCCGGAGCGCCGCCGCCACCGCCGCCTTCGCCGTCACGTTTCTTCTTACACTCGATTTCCATCTCATGATACATCGTTTCAAACGTAGCAGTTCCATCCGGCATACGGAATTGTAATGTCGTCTCAGCTTCTTCCGGAGTAACAAGGTCAAACCCGTAATTTTCAAGAAGTTGTGTCAGGTAATCAAAATTCACAAGATATTCACGTGTCGGCTTATTGATGGAGTCCTGATACACTTCGATTTCATAACCAATACTACTGCTATCTGGTTCAAATTCCTCTTGATGATACTTCTTACGAACAGACCACATCTTTTGCGGGTCTGCCGATGCTCCACCAGACGAGAGAATACTCAACTCCGAACCGCTTTCAAGACGAGCCAACGCGTGAAAGATACGCGCACCATCAAAGCATGTTCCGATGAAGTAGCCACCCAACTTCGTGCATTCAGAGACATTTTGAAGAAAGGTATGGACTTTCATGATGTTTTCGAAGAAGTAGTGGATGGCAAACTGAACAGAGCAAATATCGAAACCATCCGCCGCACGACCGTAATGCGGATAAACACCTCGACCAAGCACACTCGCATCTTTCGCACCCTCACCGAAAACCGCACGTGATATCAATCGATAACGCTCGCTGATTGCGGCTTGACCCGCGCGTATTTCTTTGCTGCTATCTCCGTGAATGAATATCGCGTCCGGAATATTGCGCTTGCGTTTCTTCGTATCAAGATACCGCGCACAAACTCCGTCAAACTTATGTTCTAGGTTATCCTTCGAATAATCAATACCGAACACAAACCCAAGTTTTGCGGCGATCCATTTCGGCAAGTCGCCGCCTTTTCCAACCGCAAGGTCGATAAGCGTCTGACCGGGGCGCGCAACACTCATGATAAGCTTGCGTTTGACAAATAAGTTGTGGAAGTCGCGCATTCCTTTTGTAAGCGTGCGAATCTTCGTCCCGCCGCCGATGTCAATGCCGCCGCCACCTCGCCCACCACCGCCCCCAGCATACGATGTTTCCGCATTATTGTAATAAATATCGTCGCTTGTAAGGTCATCGGGAATTCCTTCTCCCGTCATTATCATCTCGGGTGTAATCGCGTTATGGATGGAATGCCAGTTATTGTTGGCGACGTGGTAAGCGTTGCCGTAATTCTTGCCTCCTGCGCGATATTCGGCGGTTTTATCATGGCGAACACGTAATGCCGACCAACGCCAATTCACCGGTTGCGATGGGTCGTAGCTGAACTCAACAATCGTCTCGTCTTGGATAATATCGTTTTCAAGCGTCATCATCTGGCTTACTCCGGCTTCATCTGGACGTAACATGATGTGACAAATATGGGCGTCGTTGTCATAAGGGTATGTTGGATAAAATGGCGCTGGTTTATACGTGTCAGTATTCTCGCCGTGGATGCCTGTCGTTGTTGTCGTTGTCGTCGCACTGCTGCCGCTTCCACCCCCCTCAATCATCGTAACACACGGATTCAAGTAGCCATGTTTTCGTTCATCGTATCCAACACGCAATACTAATGTTTTATATTGTTGAATCTGCACACACCGCGACATATCGACACCGCTCTTGAATATATTACTGACAAGGTCTTCGTTGTCCTCACCTTTCTTCGTTGTAACCAGAAAGTCGATTGTATTCATATGTGCGGGTTTCCATTTGAAAGAATACTCCCATGTAGTTTTGTATAATGGTCCGGCCGCCGTTGGATCATTTCTCTCGACACTCCCAACTCCGAAATCAATCGGAGTGAAGATGAGACCGTCGGTATGATATTCGAATTGATGTTCAGCAGCTTTGCGCAATATCAACGCACAACAATCAAAGATGGATTTCGATGATGTCTGCGACGCGACTTCAAACTTCTTTGTTTCGATACGAATCGGTGCCAGCGAATCCGCGCCTCCACTAACACATTTCAGTTGAAGATTCTTGACAACACTTTCCATTAATGGAAGTCGAAAATTGGTGAGGACTTCATCTTCGTTCATTGGAAAGAAGAGTCGCGACCGCACATCCGCCTTATGAACGAAATAGACATCAAATACGAGGAAGAGGTTGATGAAATCGCCGTTTTTGTTATGAAGGATATGCTCGCCATCTAAGAGTGTATTATGTAATTTGGTATTGAGTGATACGGCACCCGTAAATTGGAAGTTCATATTCGTGTCGATAAGATAGACATGTCCTGTTTTGGGTGCGACAAATAGAAGCTTTCTCTGTCCATCCGCTTTTTCGGTTACGGAATAATTCAGCCGAATGTTTGGCACTTTTGAATCAGGGTCGATGGGTTGAATGTTTTGCATTTGAAGTGTATAAGAAGCTGGGCCGATAAAATGCTTCGGGCGAAGTTGGATTTCTTGATGTCGCAATCGTTCGCGTTCGCGTTCGCGTTCTTGCTGTCGCGCTCGGTCATCTCGTTCGCGTTCTCGTTCGCGTTCGTCGTCGTCTTTTCCTGCACCGCCTTTCCGTTCGCGTTCGCGCTCACCACGCTCACGCTCACGGTCGCTCTCGCTATCACTGTCACTGTCGGCGCCTTGCTTCTCATCCGGATATAATAACTCATAATACCGGCGCTGAACACTGCGCATATCCGATAATGAAACAGGATAGTTGGTTCCTTGTAATCCCGACATGATAATCTTAATCATCTTGCGCAAATTATCCAATACATGTTTCGGATGGTTAAACGCGGTCCCAGGCCCGACCATCTCGTTGATGACCTCGATTTCAATTTCATACCGAATCGGGCTTTCAAGCACTTTCGCGGCATCAAACGTAGATGCTGAAATATATCCGGTATGGTCTTTATGCGACTCCTTGACAACACTCATATCGATTTGAAACGGGAAATCCGGATGTTTCAGCGTGCTCCGATTGATATAACGAAACGTCTTCTTATTATCGTTCCATGTTTTCAAAATCGACCTTGCGAGTGTGGATGTATTCGCCACCCGCTTTTCACGTTGATAACTTACCTTGAAATTGAAGTCGTCGAATATAACTGGGTGGATGGTCGCACCGCCGGTGCTTCCGACTGTCCCTTCGCCACCACCACCACCACCACCGCCGCCTGTCTTGGCATACATCTTTTGAGTAAATAGAACGTATTTTTCATCCGGCATGTTTGTTTTACAGTAATTCTGGACTTCGTTGATACCATGGATTTCAGCGCGAATGAGCGAGAGTTTTGTTTGTCCGGTTTTTTGGTCGATGAATTCATTCTGGATTTTCAAAGCATACGCATTTTTCTTGATGAACGAGAAACCACCGGACAATAATTTTTGAAGAACGTTGTCGAAGTTTTCTCTGGTCGTCATCGGATTTCCACGCGTCCCGAAACGTATTTCCAATTCCGGAATACCATCAGTCTTATCTGTGATACCTTCTAAATAATGTTTTACGATATTTGAAAACTCGGATTGCTTCGCTGCCGCAGTCTCAGATGACGACGACGAACCTCTTTCGCGATTTCTCCGCATTATATATATGAATAGGATATATTATTTATATATATATATAGTTCAATTTTATAGATATCGGCAAATGGATTCGTATAACTCGGGTTTCGTTTTCCGCTTTTCCGTTCCAATCGACCCAAACTTGCCAGGAATTACGCTGACTACGGCCAATCCAAGTTTCGTCGAAATATCCACCAAATCTTGTAATTTGTATGCGGATAACGGGCGAATCGGAGCGGAAATACTTTCCATACGCCAGTAATTTTCACGAATATACGTAATATACTTCATGACTACGACGTGTGGTGCGTCATACAATACGTATTTTCCCTTTATTTTTTCGATAATGAATGTCATGCCTTCGACGCCGCCGCCACCACCACCACCACCACCACAGATGACGTCGTAATACTTTCGGTCTTGAACAATCGCGATGGACCACGCTTTACAGGCAACCACCGCATGAACCGTTTCTAATGTAATGAATGGTTTATGGACGAGTGACTCTTCCAACGCACTTATTTTGAGTTTGTTGGCTTTCAAAATGGGCTTATTCTGGCGGAGCAACTCAATCAGCTCAAACTTGAAACGATTCGACTCGGTATATTCATTATCGACCATTTCGAATTTTTCAACGCCGTATAACATAATATACAAAGACCATAGTAATGAATCCGCATGTTGGTTTGTTTTTGTAGTTAAATATGCGTATTTACTCATATCACTGAGGTGAAATGGCGTATCGGTAGCAGGAACGACGATATCGACTTCGGATGGTGTTGAAGACTCGCTTTCACCGATCGATTCTTCAGATTCCGACGACTCGGACGACTCGGACGACTCAGACGACTCAGACGACTCGGACGACTCCGTCTCGGCCACCGGAACCTTTTTAATAAACATCGGTTCAGGCAAAACCTGGCTACATTCACTACGGTCGGTGTTTATATGGACCGACTGGGGTTTGACTTCACCTCGTATATCATAACATAGAATATCAGCGAGATTTGCTGGAGTGAATGAAAAAGAGTTATAGAGACAAGGAACGATACCTGTCATCATAGGATTAGTATATTCTATCGTTTTATCTTTATGCGTGTTATGTTATTTGTCAAAAAACTCTTTCGTAAGCGTTAGCTTTTGTTCTTCAATTTCGTTCAAATGTTTTTCTTGATGGATCACGTATTTCATATAATCGTATAACTCTTTTAACATATCGTTATTCAACCTGGAAATATTAACAAAGACGCCATTCTTGTTTTCGTTAATGTGTGTGTTTTTTGAATGTAAGATTCGTAAAATCTCAACCTGATGAACCGCGGGCATATTTTCAATCCCTTCTTTCAACGACATTAAATAATTCGTTTTTGCTTCAACGTGTTGCGCAATCGTTTGAATTTCGTTCATCGCGGATAAACTCGCAATCGCAGCAGTCATTTTGTTTTCGCAATAAAAAGAACCGCTTGCCGAACCTGTTCCTGAACCAGACCCAGACGACATTTACAATACAATACTATACTATACAATATAACTTTATGCTCTTTGCGCCACGGACATCAACATCGCAATAATGGTCACATGGGTATCATGAAGCACAAACCTGCGTCCAATAATTTTCACGGTTAGAATATCGTTTTCTTCAATCCGAGAGAATAGGTCGCGCGAAGACGCATGCATATCTCGTGAAAGGAATACTTCGATTGGGGATACTTTACCTCGCTCTAAATCTTTCGCACCAGCACGAATGCCTGCTTGTGTTATCGTCTTCGCAACACATTTGATGACGGAATTCTCATCGGGAAAGCATATCAAGCAATCTGCTACAATGTCGAAGTGTATGCTTGAACCAGCGAGTGTGCCGCATGAATACGATGAAATCGCGACGGAGTTCGGGCAGATGTAGCCTTCGATGGAGCACCGCCCTTCAACTATCTTTGCGAGTTCGGTTCTAAGCAATTGTGCGACGACCACCCCTTTTCCCAATTTATAGAATGGAATGCTGATTGTGCGTCGAATCTGACGCTTGACAAAGAGGTCTGGGTCACAATATACCGGTTCTTTCTTTTCTACTGCGGTGTCGGTGTCGGTGTCGGTGTCGGGGGTGGTGGTAATGTCGGGTGCTGCGACGACGACGGCGGCGGCAGGTGCGGCGGCGCCGCCAGATTCATCATCTGGATTCATTTTTGTCCCTTTGGATTTCGGTTTCGGGCGTATTGTTTTTGTTGGTGGTCGTTGTTTCATTCCGGCTTCCGCTGCTATTGCGACCGAAGATGCCATTCTTATAAAATGACGATGACTATATCATTTCTAGTTATATGTTTATATTTGTATCAATTTTATTCATATGTAGTCGCATATAACCACGCGATACGTACCGCCGCCGCCGCAGCCGCTAATGTCGATGATTTGAAGCGGCTTACCGCAACCAAATATTACACCATCGCGGACATATGTATCGCATTCTTCTTTCGAGCCGTGTGGATTGATGGGTTGTAGATTGTGTTTAAATACCCCGTGACGTAAGATACGGCAATTGAATTCATTATGAGCTACGACAAATGGTTCATTACAGTGAAGGCATGTGAAAGTATGGTCCATTTGTATATATACGATATATATATACAACAAATATTTATACAACAAATTTCTATGTCATAGTAGTTGGTATTATCAAGCCAACTCTGCGATAACAGATATCGCATCATCGCCAATCTCAAATCTTTGTCCGATGACTCTCACGCGTATTTCTTCTTCCTCTTGAAGTCTCGTAAAATCGACGCGGTCATAATGATGGTCGCGGGCAACAAACACGACAACTGGACTCTTCGGCTCGTTAAGTGTCGCACGAATCCCCGCCAAGCTAATATTTTTAATCACACATGAAAAGACAACGCCTTCCACGAGAGAACATGATTCACATTCATACACAACTTCGAAAATCGCGTTCTTTCCGTGAAGATAACCGTTCGAATAGGTAAGTATTTTGACACTCCCTGGTCGAATAAAACCTTCCGCCATACACTTTCCTTCCACGATTTTCGAGAGAATATGTTCGAGTGTATCTTTTACATTACGCCCAATAATACGAAATGGAATTTCCAATTTACGTGTAAGTAAAATCGTAGTATATAACCCCAACTTAGGCGCGGAGGTTGTTGGCTGAGCGGCCATTTTACCATATCTTGAAATGCCCGCACCCGCACCCGCAGTTATTCTTTTTTCATTCGGATTCATTTTATTGTCCTATTATACAACTATACTTTATTTCTCTATATGTAATCTCTCGATATCACACAACAAAGCCTCGCACGGCGTAAAGAACCATTTCTTGCCGTTGATGGCCTTTCGGTCAAACGTTCGCAATAAAAACTCTTGAAACACGCACAATTCTTTTTGGGTTCTAAATTTCGTGTTTTCAGTTGTAAGTTTGTATTCATCACCTTGGGTAAGTGCGTTCAATCCCAGCGCAGTATTAATGATTGTCATTGCGTCTGTTTTTCCGGATTGGTCGCATCGTGCGCCTTTATCGCGTTTCTTCGACATGACTTTCACCTTGAATACCAAGTATTCCATTTTGAATAATGAAATAAAACCGACCATCATATTCATTTTTTTGATTTGCTCGGTCTGAACTTTCGCTAAAAGAAGTGAGAAGTCACGTTCGTCTTCAGGTTCCGCAGAGACCCATTCGCGTGTTTCATAACGGAGGACAACGAGTTCGAATAATTCCTTCTTTGCCTTATTGAATAATAGCATACCTTTGTCTTCTGGAATTACACTCGTGGCGGCGGCACCGGCGGCGGCGGCGGCCCTTCGTCCTACCAACGGTCGGTGTATCACCTGTCTGGCGTAATATTGAAGAATCATACGTTCGAATGTCGAGAGATTTTGAATCGCCATACTGGCGCTGCCGCCGCTGCCGCCGCTGCCGCTGCTCGCACTTCCGCCAGATGGTTCCATCGACCCATTATTTTTTTGATACAAATAATTCAATATACCGATGGATTCATCAAACGTCAAGTGTTCAATCAAATTCGCGATGACAAGTTCATGAAGCTCATCCATCGAGATTTGGAATTCATCGGTCTGAGAGATTTGAAGAATCACCTTACCGCAATAATAATACCAATCATCTTGTTCTTTTGTCGGTTTTTCAAACACTGTCTTACATGTTTCAAATGTATCGAATAACATTCCGAGTGTATTCTCTGCCGTGGTTTCGGGTTCGGGGGCGGCGGATGCGGGTGCGGGTAGTTCAGGCGCAACGACCTCGCTCACCACATCCGCCGATGCCGATGCCGATGCCGACGCGAGTCCCGCCACCTCCGCCGCCACCTTTTTCGCAACCTTTTTATTCGGCACTACTGATGCTCCCGTTGGCCCAGAAGGAGCAAGAGCAGAAACACCCGACTTCGAGAGAATTCCCAAATAATCCTCTGTGATATTTTCTGGAAGAGGATATTCGATTGCGGTATGCTTAAAAGGAACAGGCGTGCTTCGTTCATGAATACTAATACGTTTATCGGTGATTTCAATCGGTTGAAATAAATAGTAGTCGCCGACATTTATGATACGCCCAAGACGCCCATATTTATCATTTACATACTCGTTGGGGTCTGTCAGCATTTGTGATAACGCAAGGTTGATTTGTGCGATGGGATATTGACGTATCGCATTTACATGCGCGATGATTCCGTTGCGACCGGTCTTCTTGTAAAAATACGACTCCTTATACAAATCGCGAATTTTGTGGATGATTTTATCGAGATTCATCGACATGAATTTTTCATTAAATGTATCTAAGCGAACGTCGGCTTCTCTCCGCTCACGTCCTCGCCCTCGCCCTTGCGCACCTTCGTCGTCGTCGCTGTCGTCGTCATCACCCATTCCATATAAATCGCTCTGTTCTTGAATTGGTCGGCCATTTGAAAATGTCGGCCTACAAACATATTCGCATCGTTCCATATAATCACATAATGCGGAATATGGCCGTGCGCCAACCTGATAGTCGATTTGTTTGCGCGACGAGAGATTCAGTTGAACCACTTGATTTAGTTGCGCGGCGGTTTGTGTGTTGTGCTGAACATTCAATAAACAATCCACCGCGGAGGTTCGTAGCACGCGAGAGACAACCCCGATTTTTATCGCTTTAAATTCAGATAGGCGATATAAATAAAGGTCGATCGCTTCAATATCCGGGTTTGAAAGCTCGGTTCCGTATAAATACAATTCAACATTTCTTTGTGCAAAGGGCAGACGCTTATGACTACAGTTACGGATAGCACGACCGATAATTTGTTCAAGGAGGTTCATGTTATACCACGGTTCCAGTATATGAACTTGGCGAATGTTTTTGAAATCGAGACCTTCACTTCCAGCGACGGAAATAATGACGACTTTCACATTTTCGCCGTTTGTGTTATTTTCGCTGGTGAGCGCTTTCAATTCGTGTAAATTATCCGGTGAAATTGTGGGGTCGCCTGTGATGACCGAATAACGCGCGGGGCGAAATGGTTGGTCAGGATGTTCCGCCTGATGTCGTCGCTGGGGAAGCATCGTAATCGAATCGATATTTTGCGCGGGCTTGCTACGAAACAACGACGAATTTCCGCCAGCCACGCTATACCGGATGAAACCGAGCTCTTCTAATGCGAGAGCAATCGGAACAACACCGCCGTCGATATACTGACTGTAAATAAGAATAACGCCGTCGCTGACCATGACCTTATCCGTAATGTTTTTTATTTTAGCGGAATACCTACCGATATTGTCAGGCGCGAAGATACGATACGATGTTTTTGTCGTTGTTTCGCCTCTCGGCAGTTTGAATCCGCGTATGAATTCAGGGCGGTATTCGAAATTCTGGCGCATCGGTGGATTCCCGACCTCTTCATAGGACATGATATGACGCAGACCCTCTTTTCCGATACATGCTGTAATATCAAATTCATCGTTGGGGTCGTTGATGTATTCGATGAGAGATGGATGCGGATATACCATATTCAAGGCTTCAAGAGGTCGTTGGACTGCGGCATAACCAATCGTGTCCATATTTTCAAAGGAAGGGAAATCCGCGGATTCGACCACCGTGGTTTCATCGATTACATTGCCGGTGCTTGCGACGCTGCCAGTGCCGGTGCCTGTTCCTGCTGCGGCGGCGGAGGCGGCTTTCCCTTTGCCTTTTCCTTTTCCTTTTTCTTTGCCTTTGCTTTTACCTTTCTCTGCTTCCGCAGCCGCAGCCGCCGCCGCTGCCGCCGCCTTCTTTCGTCGAACCATCGCACTCTTTTTATAGATATACATCGCCTTCATGTCGTTTATTATAAATCGATAGGCGGCTTCTTGTATATCGCCCACGCGTGTCATATATACATCCATATGTTCAATCGGTTGTTCAATATACCGCCCGTTCAATTGACGCCGTGGATACCCTACCGCTCCCGCCACCGCTCCCGCATCCCCATGAAGACGCGCAAGAAGCGAGAATTCCGGCGAATGTTCTCTCGGATATACTCGGTATGGAAATGTGTATGGGTTTTCACCACGCACGAATGAAACATAACCCGTCGCTTTACGAACGAGCAATTCTTTTCCAATCTCTCGACCATCCGCATCTAAACGGAAATTACCGCGGTCATCAAAGACATCCGTGATGTCAATCGTCGCGCGACGGTCATTCAGGTTCATCAAGTTAATCAACCACACGATTTCCTTGTAACTGTTATACATTGGTGTTGCCGAGAGAAGGAGCAAACGCACATTATTCACCTTCTGAACAATCTGAAACAATATCTTCGCCACACGCTTATCACGGTTATCATCGGTGATGCGGATATTATGAACTTCATCGATAATAATCAGCGTATTTGCGAACAATTTGCGCAGCTTTGTCACCGAGAGAGTTTCAATCGCAAGTGTCTCCATTTCGGCAGCTTTTGCGAGTTCAGCGGCTGATTTGCGTCCTTTTTTCGCACTCGACTCCACGGGAGCAGCAGCAGCACCCTTCACACCTTTACGACGCACCTCTTGTATAACAGCGTCATCTTGCGAAACCCCAATACTTGATGCGTTCGCCCGCGCATAATTCGCGAATTCGTTATAACCGAAAAACAAATAGTGTGATGAAATAAGCCGCCGTATCTGTTTGATGATTTTGTCACGCGTCAGTCCTTTCATATTCATCGGGTTAATTTCCTTGATGAATTTATTACCTGTGCATGCGCGAATATTCCATACACCCGGCTCAATCTCTCGGAGTTCGCGTTCATCAAACAGCTGAAGCCTGAAATTCTCCTGAACATTCGGCGAAGCAACGACAATAATCTGTTGCGTAATGCCCATCTGTTTCATATAATCACGCATCTCTTCCGCAACACTAATCGCGGAACATGTTTTTCCGGTGCCGAGACCGTGGTATAAAAGCAAACTATTATAAGGCGTCTCGACGGAAAGAAAATTACGAACAAATTGCTGATTCGGCGCAAGTTCTATTTGTGCGTTACATAAAACCTCCGCCTCTTCCATTACATTTTTCGAGTTATCAACATCCATCTTTGTGTCAAAAAACTCTTTTCGTAAGGCAATTTTGGTATTAAAATTCGGGTCGTTTAAGGTTGGGTAAAGGCCATTCATGGCGGCTGTGGCGATTCGTCTGCCTTCGGCGTTGGCGTCGGCATCGGGGTCGTCACTATCTCCCTCTATCGGTAGAATCCCAATATCATGTATCGTCATCTCTCGTTCAAGCAATTCTTTTTTAAGCAGCATCTTGTTGAATTCCTTACTAAATGGATGATTGAGTTCTTCGGGTTTGATACGCCTACGTCCTTCTTCTAATTCACGTTTCATATTCGCAATCGTGGTTTGGGGGTCGGAACGGTCAGCGGTGCTTGCGGCGGCGGCACCGACGACGGCTTTGGCTTTGGCTTTGGCTTTGGCTTTGGGTCGTATTGTGCGCGGTTTTTTACTTGCCGCCATCGAAATACCCTCATCTGACGGCATGACCGCCATAGCAGCAGCAGCAACGGACGCGACCGATGGCGATGGACCGCTCGATGACGACGGTATTGTTATTTCTATGGGTATATTTTCTTGTTCTTCGGCCATTCTATTGTCCCTCTCGTTGTTATTATGTAATGATATACCCTTTATATAATTACACGAAATAAAAAGGATTAAAAAATCTGATAGCGGGATAATATGTTATTGATTTTACGAACAATACCAATTTTTTCTAAATTGTAAGGTCGAATGGTTTGAATACACTCGTCAAATGCCATCCATTTCATGAGACCAACCTCCATAATGTCGTGTGCTTTTTTCGGTTTCTTATCTAAATCCACCATCGCGAGAAAATACTTCTGTTTGTAACACTTCATATCCGACCCCATGAAAATTTCTTCATATGGCGCGATGTTTTGTATTACATTATCGTTAGATATGTCGTAGCCGGTCTCTTCAAGGCATTCTCTCAGCGCACACGGCAGGTCTTTTTCATTATAATTGCGTCTGCCTTTCGGAAATCCCCATTCTGTTTCTGTCCAGTTCGTGGTCGAATCCTCGATAAATTGATGGAGTGTCTTCACTCGGCCATCCTTCGTGCGTATTCCACCAAGAACCTGCCTATATTTTTCATACGAAATATGCTCTTCATTTTTATATTGGCTGCTTCGCGTATATTCACCCCATAATAAACGCCAAAGCTGTTCGAAGGTGAGACGCAACAGATTCTCCTTTTCGCTGACCGTCATCTCGTCGATAATCCGCTGAATATATGCTTCGTCGTTTAATGAATATTTGCCGCGAACAAAATCGACGAACCCGAATGAATCACGCCGACGAATCATGAGAAACTCTGGACCGGTCTCACCGCAACGAAACGCAATCACACCGATACTTGTAATCGGCGCACGGCAATTGTTATACACATGATTTGTGCGATTACAATTATTACAGAAATATTTATTTGATTCTCCGGTGTTGGCACCTGCGCCCCCCGCTGCCAACCCCGACCCCGACCCCCCTGCCAAGTGCTTACTTCGATGATTTCGTAGTTGTGTTATTTCAAGATATGACAACGCAGATTTAGGATTGTTTAGCTTTTCGGCGTCAGGAGCAGCCAGAGCCGTTTCATGTCCTTGTTCCGTTTCATGTCCCTCTCCTTCTTCCATCTTTTAAATTCGCTTATCGTAGTTCTATGGTTGTTTTTATGTCGTTTCATTATAAGCAAACGATGATTAAGCTTGACGCGAAAGTATGGGGACCGCAATACTGGTTCTTCTTGATGACCGTCGCCGTAAATTACCCCGACCATGTGAATGATGTTACGCGTAAAAAATACTACGATTTCATCCAGAATTTTTCCATGTTTATTCCTGAACCGGAGATGTCGGCAGAGTTTGACCGAATGCTTGGAAAATATCCGGTCACGCCGTATTTAGACAGCCGCGATTCATTTATTCGCTGGGTTCATTTCATTCATAATCGATATAACGTTCTCTTGATGAAGGATGAAGTGAGCCTACATGATGCGCTCGAGAGATATTATTTACATTATAGGCCGCGGTCTGTCCAAATCATGGAGGAATTGAAGTATCGAGAGAAGCTCGTGTATTTGGTGTTACTGGCGGGGCTGGGATACGCCGCCTATTACTATCATAATCGGTGAAGCCGAATATGCCGTTGTTGTTTAGCTAACAATAATCGGTTGAAAAATTTTTATTATGTTATATTATAATACGATAGTATAATTTAGAATGTCAGGGACTAAAACAGGATGGACCCAAGCAGGAGTCGATTATGCCAATAGTGATGGAGTATATGGTAAAAATATTGGTCTTACAGACAAACTGGCAAAAATGAGTTTAAAGGACACACTATCCGGATGGCAGATTCCTACTCCTACTACTACTACTACTAATACTAATACTACTAATACTAAACTACAAGTAGATGGCGGAAAAGGCAAGCGCAGTAATTCGCGTAAAAAAATACGCAAAAACAGACGCGCTACCAAGACGCGTCGGTATAAAAAATAATCACATTATTTTAGATGTATTATATAAAATTTAATAAAATATTATATGATATGGTAAAAACCGAATACATCGTATTCATCGTTACAGCAGTTCTTATCGTGAATACATACTATGATGGTCAGCCGTTGAAAATGTTTCAAAGCAATCAGAAGTGGATTAAGATGGCGACATTCGGGTTTATTGGTCTCTCACTCTTCCTGTTTTTACGCCGCAATCCAGATAACTCTAGGCAATTGTTGTTTCATGCAAATGATATCATCAAGTATATGCCGATAAGTAAGGGGACAGCGGATATGATAACGCCGTTTTTTGATATGACGAGGGTTCCGCCGGGGGTTCCGCCCCCCCACGACGGTGGTGCGATGAGCGGGGCAATGAGTAGTGCGATAGGCGCAACAACCGCGCAACCAATCGCACGGCCGTCGTTGGGGGGCGGAACCCCCGGCGGAACCCCCGGAGGAACCCCCGCGGAAAGACGCTTGCTCAACTCCGGCAAAAATTCTAGCAAGCGTAGCGTAAGTGAAACAAAGAAAAAGTATGTCGCCGCACAACAGGGTTGGAAATGCGGTGATTGTCAGCGCCAGCTTCCCGCTTGGTTTGAAGTGGATCACGTCATTGCCTTAGAACACGGCGGTTCCAATCACATCGATAATTTAGTCGCTTTATGTCGAGACTGTCATGGAAAAAAGACCGCGATGTCCTTTTTATAATATCGTAGTGCGTATCACATTTTTATATCCTATAATAATAACTGGGTGTTCTTCGTATAAGGAGGATATAAAGAAATAAATGGCCCCTCCCGTTAGTGTAATATCAAGAGCAACCGCGGCCGCAGCCGCAACGATAAATACATTAGACAGTCCAGAAGGTAAAAAAGAATCAAATAAGGTTGAGACGATCCAAGAAGCGTTCCATATCAAAAAATTGCTGGATTATCTCCCGATTATTATTCTCGTTCTAATCGTATTTATTAGCATGGTTTCATCTGACCTACTAAAATATAATTGGCATGTATTCGCGACACTCGTCATCGCATTCGTCCTTGTTTCGTTTATTCATTATTTTTCCCCATCAAAGTTTCTTGAACTCGAAAATAGTAGCACCCCTCCCACATTTATGCCAAAACTTGCCGACACTATTGATTTTTCAAACATAAGCACGCGTAATTATGTCATAGGTATCGGCATCGCCGTCGTAGTATTCGGGCTTGGTATCGCGCTAGGATTTTCGAGCATTCATGTCTCTGGTCGAAGCACCGATTATGACCCATCATCCGGTCTCATTACTGTTGGTTCGCTATTATTGATTGCTGGATTTCTCTATTTTTTACTGATAGCGTTCAAAAACATTCCGGTCATCGCCGATAAAATTCCTTTCATTCAAAACTTCACACCATCACGCATACCTCTCTTTATCCTATTTATTATCGTGGGTATTCCTTTGGTTGTGCGCGGAAGCGAAATGAAGAGCGACTTAGGTAATAAATTGAATGCCGACAAGATAGCGTCAGATGAATACAAAAAAGGTATCGCAAATACGAGTGCCGACGCGATGTTAGGAACCGGCTTATTTTTCCAAATCGCGGTGTTTATCGCAATCGGGTATTGTTTATGGAGCTTGGCAAGTGAAAAAGGGAAACTCGCCGATATAAAAACGTTGGGTGCTGTGTTTGCGTTGATTCTAGCGGCCATTTTTATGCCGGGCGGTTTATTTTTATCTAAAAGTCTTGGTGGCCCTGGATTTGAAAAAACAGATGACCAAAAAGCAAAAGGTTCGACCTACGAGGATAAAACATTATTCGTCCATGGTATCATTTACATCATTATCGGTATTGTATTTTGCTTGATATTATTCGGACAAACAGAAAAGTTGAAAATATTCAAAGGTGCGTTCATCTTTTTGCCGATTGCGTTTTTGATTTTTGTCTTTATTTCATGGGGCGTCGTGGATCAAGAGGCAAATAAATCCGTGGATATAAATGTAATCAAGACCGACAAGGACAGCGTTTATTATCAGCGGTTGAGACAAGAGGCAATAAAGGAAGTTCAGAAGAAATCGCCGAATGCGTTTGCCAATACGGGAGAATTCGAGGCAGCAGTAGATAAAGCAATCGAAGAACGAGTTCAAAACATGTCGGACCAAACAAAGTCGCCAGTAAAAGCAGTTGTAGGTGTAAGCTCATTTTTATCCATATTTGTGATCGGGTTCTTTATCATTGTGTATGCCTACCGTAAAATGTTTATGGTTTCTGATCATATTGACGAGGACATAAAAGACAAGGTGAAAGCCGATAAGATGCTTTCAACCGACTGGGATAAAATATTCACGGCGATTGATGAAAAGAAGAGTAGTGCTTCAAAAACAGAAGTGCGTTTCGCCAAATGGTTTTCGCTGATTCCCTTTTTCTCGGTGATTCTCATCATCATGTGGGTGAGTGTGCTTTTTACACGTGTAACGACTTCATCAAAAACAAGTGATTGGATTGCGGATACATTTTCGGGAGATATGTTTGCGCGTGTGAAAGAACTCATCGACACATTTTTTATCGTGATCATCGTCGGCCTCTTATTGTGCGCGATATTACTGCTTCCGATGGTGAAAGAAATGAATGTAGGTGGTCTTGATTCGATGCTGAAGTTCGCAGAGTCGATTCAGGTGTGGCAGTTCAAGAAAAATGACACGAACCCCACGCGGGGCGGCTGGATTGGTGTATTGGCGTTTATTGCTGTATTTGTGTTTGGTCTCTTGTGGTGGTGGATTTATCTGGCCAGAATAAAACCGGCAGAGGAGGCGAAGAGTGGTGCATCTTTGCCCGTTGTTCCGGAGAATTGGGGGTGGGCAATCGCATTCGTCGTCCTTCTCGCGATTTGCGCAATACCAACCGGTTATCATATCTTCTCAAATGGCGTGCATGAAGATTTCGAAAAAGAGTTCATTTTGAAACGATTGCTGCGTCAGTTATTGACAATCGTATATCTAGTTCCATGGTTGTTGGTCGTATTGTTCCGCACAGGTATATACAGTATCGCGTCATTATCGGGGGTTCAAGAATTCATAAATAAACGCAACGAAGAATTGGACAAGCTGAAATTCTGGAACTGGAACGCTGGCGACATCGATCTTCGCATGTTTCCCACAGACAATACTCCGCCGACACCTGCGAGTGTAACATCGGTTCATCAAGACGCATCCGTTGCGGCTGCTGCTGCCGCCACCGCTGCCTCCGCTTCCCCCGCCGCCGAACCCACCGGAATCAACGAAGCCAAAGTAGGCGCAATCGGTAAGCTCATTAAGGTGTTATTACTCACCATATCCTTTGTAATTCTTATTCTTGCCATAGTGTATTATGTATATAAGATTGATGCCGAGTTCGTGAATCGGGGTGGTGGCGCAGAGACCGTCGCATCTGGTGGTGTCATGGCGAATCTGAACTCACCTACTGCTCACATCATATACGCAATCATCGCGATTGTTGCTGTTGCCGGTGGTGTTGCGGCGCTTCGAGAGAAATTCAAGACCGCCAACAATAACAAAACGCCCGAAAAATACGTATTTGATGACATGAAAACCGAAGATGAGCAAAAACCGCTTCGTCAGCTCGCATTCGGTGCGACTCATATCGCGTATGTTATTTTGATGGTGATTGTCTGGATGTATGACCGCGATAAAGACGATAAAGACCGCATGTCTGTTACTGGAATGACTGTATTAGGTATCGCCATTCTCCTCTTTCATTTCGGGTTGGAATTCATCGATACGCTGAACCCGTCTTCGAGCACACCAGCAGGAGCAGCAGCAGCGAACAAACCATCTCTCGCAAGTCTATTTACGAATGTCCGCTTCATTATCAATACCGTGTTTTTTATCGTGTTATGTGCGCTTGCGTATGCGAAACAGCATGCCGTGATGGTCGTGCTTATTTTGGCGATGTTCCTCTTTCATCTTACGAAATCCGCAATCGGATTGAAAATATTGAAACTATTATGGCTCGGCATTTTATTTATTCCTTGTTTATTCCTTGATATGCTGACATCTTCACAATCCGCGGTTGGTGATACTACCCGCCCCATCTGGATTATCGTCGCAATCGAGTTGCTTCTTATTGCGATTTTATTCGGCGGCCCTTACCTTTTGAATTATATCGGAGCATCCGCATCACAAATCGTGGCTGCTCCTGTATCACTGAAACAGAAGTATGACACCAACCTGAATACGCAAAGCCCGCAAATTTTCATTTATCATAACACTGGTATTGACCGCTCACCCGAAGATAAGGCGGCAAATTGTCCGGTCGAAGAAAAAAAGCGATACAACTATTCGATTTCGGGTTGGGTCTTCTTGAATAATCCGGTCATTAGCACCAATAAGGATTTAGAAATATTCGATTTCGGCGGGGTTCCGCGAATGACGTATAATACATCGACTACCGAACTGAAGTTGTGGTGTAATACACTCGACCTCTCGGGTAGTCCAGTATCCAGTTCGACCTTGATTTACAATTCACGCACGAATTACAATACGATTATCAAAGGGAAATCAAAAAATAAACAGGACCAAATCCGGCTGTTGGTGGATAACGATGAAGAGCTCGATGCGTCGATTCCTCTTCAACGATGGAATTACTTTGTCGTGAATTACAACGGAAAAACGATGGATGTATTTATGAATAATCGACTGCTTGTTCGCAGCGACTTCATTATGCCGGATATTGTATTGAAACCGATTACTGTTGGCGATACAAATAATAATAAGGGGTTGAATGGGTCGATTTGTAATTTTGGATTTCACAAATTCCCCCTTACGAAAGAACAGATACGTTGGACATATACGATGTTGAAGTCGCAGAATCCGCCGATGATTGGAATGAAGACCATCGAAGATGAAGTCAAAGCGGCCGGAACCACCACAGTCTATTCAAAGTAAATAATATATGTAATTATTATACGAAGAAAAAAGATGAATTCAAAATTAGTTCTAGCAATCGTTGTTATTCTTTTACTGTTGTATGTCATTTTCAAGGCTTTGACGACGACCTATACAACTTTAGGGACGATGCAGAAATGGGCGAACAAAACAACGCTACAGGGGTCGAATCTACCGAGTAGTTTTAAAGCAAATAGCGCTATTTCTATCTGGTTTTACATCAAGAAGTGGGTGAATGGCACGAATGTCGTGAGCTTTCACACCGGTGGTTCGGGAGATGCCGCTTCTACCATGTTTAAGGTTCAGTTTAAAGCCAACACGAACACAATACAGATTTTTCCGAGAACCGGCGCGTCCTCGGGTGATGACTGCGAAATCGCCGAATTTCCTCTTCAAAAATGGGTGAATCTGATTATCAGTTTCAACGGTTCCGCGATGGATGTTTATGTCGATGGAAAACTCGTAAAATCGTGCGTTGTAAATCAGGGGTCGCGACTTCAAGAAACCCAAAGTATTGTTTTAGGCGATGACAACGAGGCGGTGAAGACCGCGGATGTCGGTTTTATTACGAATGTAAAACTGAAAGCCGCACCTATCGCCCCGCAAGAAGCATGGGATATTTACTCCCAAGGATTTGGTGGAAGCCCGTGGAGCGACCTTCTCAATAAATACAAGGTGAAGTTGAGCTTTATTGTGGATAATCAAGAACAGGCGAGTGTTAGCACTTAACACACGGTCGGAAAATGCCACATCAATCATCATTACTACGCAAAACAACCTATTCATTTGTATCGGTTATTTTGTAACGATTGTTTTTTTATTCGATTATATTAGTAAGAATCCTATAATAATGAGTGAATCCAACGGCGACGGAGGTGGCGGCGGATTTTTAAAAGGAATCACATCAAGTTTTTCAAATCCAAGTAGTGCTGGGTTGTCTTCGAGCACCGGAAGCAGCGGAAGCAGCGGCGGCAGTTTTGGTCTGAGAGAATTCATGGAATCCAATAGTCTTGTCGCCAAATTCGCATTTATTTTAATGGTGTTTATCGTATTTTCAGTGGCAGTAAAACTCTCCATTATCGGATTGTCCTATTTGTTGCTTCCATCGATGTCGCCTTTTGTGTTAGACGGAACCGCAAATACGGAGGATATGGCGATGGAACGAACACAGGACCCAGCGAAAGAAGATTCAGTATTCATCGCGAGGTCTATGAATGAAGACGGCGGTTTAGAATATACGTGGTCGGCGTGGTTTTATATCAATCAGGTCCCTCTCCAAAAGGACAAATATTCAAGAATCTTTAGCAAAGGCGGTGAAGGAACAAAATCATCTGGGGATGGCATTTATTATCCAAATAATGCACCAGGATTGTATATTAAATTTACAGACATCGTCAGCGCTACAAACCCCGACCGCACCGATAAAGGTGTGAATGTCACATTATTGGCGGTCGTTGATGTCAATGGCAAGAAGGATAATGAAGCCGACAAGAAAGAAAATTTACACGAGAAGCTCATCGCAACCGATATTCCCATGAAGAATTGGGTGAATGCGGTCATTCGTGTAACCAACAACGTCATCGACCTATATATCAACGGTCGTCTCGCACAACGTCGTAAAACCGCCGGTATTCCATTACAGAATTATGGCAAGGTATATATCGGCGAAAGCAAAGCAAGCAACCGTTTTAGTGGTTATATTTCGACCATCCAATATTTCAATTATTCCGTCGGTTCGAATAAAATCAAGAGCATCGTGGATGAAGGGCCGAATATGAAGATGGTTACAAATACTGGCGGACAAAATAATACGAAGAATGTCGGTGCTTACTTGTCAAATAATTGGTACATGAGGTAATATTTTTTTACATGGAGATATCAGCAATACTGGTGTAAAAAAATATCAAAAAATGCCCGCTGTTGTTCCAACATGGACGCCGTCATTACAACAAGATTCACCAACCGGTGATGTTTATTTTGTAGGCGAATATGGGCATCGTTTTAACATATATTCTTTGAATTACACTACTACATTTACACTTTTACCTGGCACATTTACATATCCTAGCACACTTCCAGGTGTCGGACCTCGTGACACAGATATACCCGCATCCATCATTGCGAAACGAAATTCACTTATCGGATTCATACCTCTGATTAACCTCGTATCCAACAATAGTTACACCCCTATTCGATTTTCATTTCCATCCAACAATTTCGCAGTCAGCATCGAACGTCTGGACCGAGACTATTATGTGATTCCACAAGCATCTGGTGACCCGGCAAATACACCGAACCCCAATGGTTTATATAAAAATCCGGGCGCAGAAGATGTCCGCCTGCCGTATCGTAATGCTCTTCTTATCAACGGTGTTTATGATAACTCCGGCGGATTTCGGTATGACCAGCCTTCGACAATGATACGTATGGAAATAAAACAAGCTATAACCACCATATCAGGTGAAACCCTCTTTTTAGATAAGACAATCAACGTCCCGCTTACCATCACAAAAGCGACAACCGATATTAGTTTGAATACACCATTTACTGGTCTCGGGCGAAGCAAATTAAATTCGATACCTGACAGTAGTGGGAATCTTGTACGAGAATGGCTCGATGGACATATCGACCTCAACTTTCCGGATTTCGCAAGAACTACGCGTAAAAATATCCAAACTGGCGCCCCTGATTATGGAGATATCCAGTATTATTTGAGCGTGACTCTTCCGCGAACATTCGAACAAACCGGCGAATATATAAGAATATCCGGGAATCGGATTACCTTCATCAAAAGCACACAAACGAGTGTGAGCCAACTCAACCCGATTTCAATTAAATTCCTTCAAGAGGAGACCCCCGTCTATAAACGGTCAAACCAGCGAATCGGGGATATGCTCGGTTATGTGAATACGATTCGTCTTATTATCAAAAAATCAACACCAACATTTATAAATCAAACGCCCGAAACAAATACCGATGACATAAATACCATTTATAAACTGCCCGACATGAATAAAATGTCATCAGAAGGGTCGTTTGTATTAACTCCGCCAGAGTCGAATAATAAAGAAGCGGATGGTCTGATTACGTTTGCATCATCGAATGAAAGTTTATTAAATTTGCGTGTAACTGGCAGCGGCACTTCGGCCGTATATACAGCATTCGTATATGGTTCAGGGACAGCGACGATAACTGTAACGCAGGCAGCGACGACGAATTTCAACCAAAAGGTCGCAACATTCGACGTGAATGTGTTTGAAATCACACCTGCGATTATTAATTGTAATACAAACCTTTTTTACACAAACCCATACAATCGCCAGTTTTGGACACGTTTCAAGCCAGAATGTCGATCGTCGAATTTGGTGAATAGTGTGACTGGACAACCACTTACTGCGACGCAAGTCGATGAAGTCTATGATATGCGACGCAAAGCAGAAATCCTAAAATACAATAAAAATGCGGGCGGACTCACGAAAACGCAAAAATATGCGAAAGCAGCACGCGGTGAGCTCATGCGGAATATCGGAAATTCGGCGAGATACACGACCGATACCGCGAGTCCATTTGCGTTGATTTGCCCCCCTACTGCCGCCAACAGCCGTATATTATGCGGTCTTACCAGCGCATGTGGCGTGCCTGGACCCGAACGCGTTCTTTGCCTTGACCCCTCTATCAATTTATACAATTACAAACGCACCTATCAGTATGAAGCAGGTCTTCAACTCACGCTGAATATCCCAACAACGATTTTAACTGAACCAACGAATTTACGAATTAGTAGTTATGATAACGTAAATAAACGGGTCACGTTGTCATGGGATGCGCCGGATTCAAATGGCGGCTTACCCATCACCGGTTATGTCATTACGTATTCACAAATAACAAAACATGGGCGCCTTATAAAAGCGTATTTCCATACAAACCAGCGGCGGGTGCTCCACCCCCAACGTTTAATCCTGTTAGCGGTGAAATCAACGGAAATTCGGTTGTATTTGAACGCATACCAGGGTCTATTGAAATTCTTGATAATACCGTCTATTATTTGTCGGTGTTTTCGGGGAATGAACGCGGGTTATCGAGTGTGCCGGCGACAATCACGCTGAAAACATCATCAGTCCCGTCGATTATTAACGATTTCGGATTTACGAATGTGGATGAACGGGAAAACTTGATGGTGAATTTGAAATGGACGGACCCGTCGAATACTGGCAGTAGCAGTGGTGGTGCGGCGACGGCTGCGGGTGCGGCGGTTTCATCCTATAACGGCCCACCGATTACCGCGTATAATTTGTATTATAGAAAGGTGCCTGATACTACATGGACAAAAGAAACACTTACAATATCGAATGTGATTATTCCAACCGCCGGTAGTCAGGTGCGTCGTTATGTTCTGCGGAATTTATTCAACGAGAGTAAATATCAGATAAAAATAGAACCCATCAATAGTGTTGGTATTGGTCCAGAATCCGCGATTATTAACGCGCGAACACTTATGAAACCGGGTGTTCCTACAAATATAACCATCACATCGAAATATGGTCTATTACCGCCATCGATAACCGATATGTCGCGTAATTATATTAACATTACATGGTCCAAACCTGATACAGGTGGAACCGTGATTAAATATTATAATATTACGATTACACCACCTGCTTCACTCGGTTCGGGTCTTACCTATCCATATAATATATCCTCCACCGACACCAGAACCTCGTATAGCGCAGATATCGGTGTATTGAATAATCTGTATCTGGTCGATGGGTCGTATTCGATTATCATGGAAACGTATAACGGTTATTTGACAAGTAATGAAAGTGCGCGTGTATTTTTAACCATTAATCCTACATCTGCGAAAGCGTTCATTTTTAACATTGAAGGGTATTATACATCTTCTGGTTTGTCATATGCAGATATGACATTTTCAATCAATACGCAATGGCAAATCGCGAATCCAATTACATCTGTAAAAGTAAATGGTTTGAATGCTACCTATTCTACTTCTTTGAATACAGATAATCAACCCATCTCGGGATCTGGGCAACATAAGATTCGTATTCCGGCAACAAACGCAGGTTCTGAAATTATTATTGTTGGGACGGAATATAACGTAACGATTACACTTATCTACCGAGACGGGCAGCAACAAATCAGCGAATTGTTTTCATATACTCCTGAAATTCGGTATCTATCGTTGTAGTCGTCGAAGTCGGGTTTGCTTATTCTCTCAGAGTAGGGTCGATACAAATGTCATGGCGTGAATATACTTGTCCCGACATACATTTATCCGTTGCTTCCACCTTCACACAGCTACGAAATCCGCGGTCTTCGCCAATGTAGCAGTAGCCACCTTTTCCACTTTGATGTTTTTGTGTAACACTCGTGCTATCATCCGCGCGTGGCGACGGCCCTGAGTAGTTACGGTCGGCTTTGTCTAAAAATGTGTATTTGTTATCGTCAGTCAAGAATCCCGGTTTTTTATCGCTGCTGTTTGTTGCGTCGGGTGGGACGGGTGGGCGATGTGCCGATGCCGATGCGGCCTTCGATGAATCTCTCGGTTGTGGTCGTCGTGCCTTTGGTTTGTCGCCATCGTCGTCGCCGTCGCTGTCGCTGTCGCTGTCGCTGCTATCACTCTGGGTGCTGCCAGCGGAGGTGGCGGTATTGAGAGGTGCGCCCGTGAGTCGAGAGATGACATCCCGTCCCTTTTCTTCCATCGATTTCAGAAACGTATTTATCTTTTCACCAAATTCTCCCATGCCTAAAGAAAAATCGCTATTGGATGACAAACTACTCCACATAAACCATAGAATCAATACGATGATGATAAACTTCACCAACGTCCAAATCGAAAAAAAACGATCGCCGTCGCTCCCGCCGCCGTCGCCGTCGCCCCCGCTGTTGTCGAGAGACAGTTCAGGCATCTTGATGTCTTTAAATGTATCTTGTGCTTTTTCTTTGATGTCGGCAATAATCCCGGATTTCGCCATTTTGGAAGAAACAGACAACCCACTATTTACGCTGTCATTATTGGTAGGTGCGCCAAAATTCGTAAATTTAAATGTTGGAAGTGACATTCTACTCGTATATTTACTCGTATATATATTTACTCGTATATATATTTACTCGTATATATATTTACTCGTATATATATTTACTCGTATATATATTTACTCGTATATATATTTACTCGTATATATATTTACTCGTATGGACTATATTTCTTAGGGGCCGTCTCACCAACCGCGGTTTCGTCGTCTTTTTTCCTCACGATTGTATTCATCGAATTCAACGCTTCAAGACGTTTAATCGTGCGTTCTAAATCTCCATTTTTATCACCAGCGTAGCCTGCCGACGAGAATAAGTAATCGGTGTCAGGGCTAATTTCGTGTTGTTTAATCTGTTTATACACCGAGTTGATATTCGCAACTGCGGTTTCAATCACCATGCGGTCATTTATCATTTCGATTTTACTATCATATTCGGCGGTTAAGAGTGATATCGCAAAATAAATGAGATAGCGTCGTTTTTTGCGAACACCTGGTGTAAAACGAATACAGTATAAGTGTAACAGACTTGTCACGATTTTTTGCGTGAGAGGAGAGAAATCTTCAGTGTCGGCACTTCGCGCAAGAATCATATCCCAAATCATCCAGATAGGGTCGAATTGTAGCTTGTCATCGACTGGTATGTGCGACCGTCTCTCGCAACGACATGTTTCTTTCTTCGCCTTACAGATGGTTTCAAACTCCACAATCCATTCCACCCAATAACATGCGAATAATGTATTTTTGGAGTCGCGAGAGATATGATAGGCGAACTCATTCATCGCGATGAATATTTCCTTGGGGTCTCTCTCTCGGAAAAACTCCTGCGCATAATCGACACGCGGTGCTTTCAGACGCTGCGACATCGTCGCGATATCATATTCTTCCTTTTTCTTTATTTTCACGCTCTCGTATTTGTGTTGTCGCTTCGAATTTGCCAGAACACATACAATTTCCGCGAAAAGCGACCGCATCTTGGGATGATTTCGTAGGCGGAGTTCATTCCCCGTATAACCGTTGGATATAATCGATTTGAAGCTCTCATACCGCATTTCAATATACAGCGGTAGTTTAGGACTCGCTAAATGAATATATTTACTCATGAAAGTAATAACGATGTCCCAGAGTTCGAGATAATGTCCGGAACATACGAGTTCCGCACTCCAATAACAAGCAGGTTCGATTTTAGAACTGGATAGACTATTCAGAAGTTCTTTGCGAACATCGGTTTTTTTATAAGAGGAAAACGTGATGCCGCGAAACTCGCTCTCTCCGCGTATATCATTTATTTCATTCGGGTCGGTCATTACGAATGGAACGAATGGAACGAATGGAATGAATGGAATGAGTATTACTATCTCAGTGGTTTTTTTTCACGCGAGAATAACGATAATATATTTTGTAACGAAATACTAGTAGATATGACTTCTCTCTATACATCATTTTCGGCATATATTCGTTCCATCACACGATGGGAAATCTTAACATTCTTGTTCATTTTACTTATGATATTTTGTTTTATTAAGCGCGACTTATCCTTTCATGTCGAAGGGTTTGAGCAGCGAGAAAAATACAAGGTGTATGAAAATGACGCCATTTACGATAACTTTTATGCCGATATTTATGACGAGCTGTTCATTCAACCGAATAAAATTGAGGCCGAAGCCGATGAAGTCATCCATATCACGGGCGCACTTTCGGGGTCGGACATCGACAAGAAAAATTTCAAGGTCTGCGATATCGGATGTGGGCGCGGCCATCACGTCCATGAACTGAAGAAGAAGGGTGTCGTGAATGTTATCGGGTGTGATAATTCAGATTCCATGCTTCAGAATGCGAGAGATTTGTATCCATCATGCAGGTTCATCAAGGGGGATTTCATGAAGCCGATGTTATTTAGTGAAGAAGAGTTTAATGTGCTTATTTGTTTTTATTTCACGGTGTATTACGTGAAAGATAAACGAGCATTCTTTCGCAATTGTTATCAGTGGTTGAAACCAGAAGGCTATCTCATTATTCACCTCGTCGATCGCAATCACTTTGACCCCATCGTTCCCGGTGGAAAACCTTTGTTCATCGTTTCGCCGCAAACCTACGCAAAAGAACGTATCACGAATTCTCTCGTCAAGTTCCGCAGCTTTCAATACAAGTCGGATTTTACACCGCCACCGCCAACCAAGAATGCCGCCGCCGCCGCCGCCACACGAAACACCGGTGAGAAGAATATCGGGAAGTTTGTCGAGAAGATTACCGACGATAAAACCGGGAAAGTCCGAGAGAATATTCACACCTATTATATGCCGACAAACCGAGAGATGTTGGAAATCGCCAAAGAGGTCGGTTTTACTGTGACCGGACAGGTCGATTTGGTTCATGTTTTAAACGAGTATCAGTATTTGTATATTTTGAAGAAGGTCGCGTAGGCTGCGCGCTCGCATTTTTATCCTTGTAATATAATGAACGACGTAGCGTTGAGAGCATCAATACCGCCGTTTTTCTTTCATTCTATTATCGTTTTCGTCGTCGCCGTCGTCATCGTCTGTGTTTGTGTATTAAAATTCAAATACTTTTATTGGTATGAACAACCTCTCACATTTCGGTGGTCGATTCGCCGGTTCTTTCGTAATCGCGGCGCAGGCGCCGACCGCCACGCTACAAGTATCATGAATCCCCTATCTCTCGGCACACGATGTTATACCGCGGTCGTATATCCATTTCTACATTATGTAAATCATGATACGGTTCGGGTATTTCGCGCAGCACATGATGAAGATATTCCGTTCGAGAGAATCTCTCGGTTGTTGATGTCTAACTCTAAAAACGAGGGAATAACACATAAGAATGCCGATACGCTTCGCCTTCTTTTCTCGCAAGAGACATTCGGTCTCTCGGCGTTCATCGGCGTTTTTATGAACAAACAATCCATGAATGCCGACGATATAATGGGTGTATCTGTGCTTACACCGCGCATCATGATTTCATTTGATTCATCGTTGAAGGCGTCGGCGTATCGCTCTGTTTCGATTTATATGTCAGAGTATCTTGCGTGGAATCAATATACGATGACGGAACGCGAATCTCTCGAACTTCTTGAAACAACCGAATATATTCAGAAGTGTCGAGAGATTGCGGGCGAACAAACACTCTATCGTTATTCCGAAATTCCATGGTTTGTTATTCCATTTTCGACAGTGTATTCTTACGTGTTTAGGGCGGCGGTGGTGGTGGCGACCGATGTGAATACAACAAGAAGACTCTTCCGCCAAGGATTGCGTGTTGTTCGTGTTTCATCGGCCAACTTTGCCCTTTTTTATGCTTTTGTAAATGACCGCACGAGAGATTTCCGGATATGTATTCTAAATGAACTCACACAATTACAATCTCTCGTTGAACATGGATTATACCAAATGTATATGTTACTCTTGAATCAAACACGTGTCGTCGCAGTTTATGTATTTACACAGTCGCCATTGTCGGCGGATGTGGCGGCAGCTACGGCGGGTGCGGCTATTCCTACGATTATGCCTACGGCGAGACCGCGTAAAAAGACCAAAGGAAATCGAATTGCCGACCTTCACGATTATATCTCATCATCATCAACAGCTCTCGTGAAATATTTGCCGCCGGTGATTCCACCCAAATACGACGCATTCGGAAAACGTATTGCGACGACGACGTCGACGCCGACGACGAGACCTAACATACAGAATCCGAGAGATTTCACGACGATGCGTTTGATTTCATCGATACAAGATAAAACGGGTTGTGAAACAGCGGATTTTTTGCGTGGATTTCAATATTGCGTAGGTAAGCTGAATCGGACCAGCACGATTACCATCGACACCATCGCACATAATCATCGCATCATCGATGCTCTACTCATGACTACGTCATCGCCGTCATCAACGTCATCGCCGTCATTCGTATCAAAAGAGAAATGGTATTACATCCTATATAATGCCATTATACACGAAGAAACGTTGTGTAAAGATATTTTCATGATATGAAACGACCGGCTGCTTCGTTTCCTTTTGTGTCATTAGCGCCGATAATATTGCGTCGAAGCGAGCCTACGGCCGCCAAACATACTTCTTCCTGCGCCTGCGCCTGCACCGCCACTTCCCACAGCAGCATGTGTGAATGTATCTACGATGAATATGATAAATATGCCTAAAAAGCAATACAATATGAGTTCTTCGATGACATGACCTGTCTTCTCATCTTTCTTCTCTTCAAGCATATGAATAATGTAGTTCAACTTTTCGATGAGTGCGGCGTTTGTGCCAGACGACGTAGAGGCGCCGGTGGCAGATGCGGCGTTATTGCCTCCCGCAAGTTGATTCGCGAGTGTTTCAGCATATGGGACAAATTGTTCATAATACTGCGTCGCATATGTGCTCGTTTTCGGATTTGTGCTAAATGCGGATACATTCGCTGTCGTCGCCGCCCCCGCAACAGCATCTTTCTTTGGCGCTCCAGAAATTCCAGTCAATTTCTCGAAATAAGGAGAAGCAGAAGCAGAAGCAGAATCATTCATTCCCTCCAGTAAAGTGGAAGAATAGGATGACGACGGATTTAGGGAATTCATCTGGGTTGTTTTTCGAACTACTTGTCCTGTATTGCTAGATACTGTCTCTGCTCCTCGAATCACTCCCGAATGAGATACATTCGTCGCATAAATACCCATACCTTGCGCCGGATAGGCCGGAAGCATCGATGAAGCGTCATCAGGGTCTTCTTCACTATCTTCCCCTCCTTTACGGTGAATATTTTCGATATAATCTTTGATTTGCTTTATCTTTTTTCCGGCGACAGCCGACATGCCCGATGCCGCCGCTTCAGTATTTGATAATTCATGATTTCGTGGAATCTTTAGGGTGCGGTTCTGCCGACCTCCGATACCTCCGCCGCTACCTCCGTTGTTTCTTCGATTGTTCTTTGGTTCGTTGCTATTACTTTCGGCGTATTCCGAAAAACCTAAAGATGTCATGTTCCCTATAAAAAAATGAGATTTTAATTCGGTGAAGATTCTTCCAGTTATATACGAAAAATATATTTGTTATGTATATAAGACGAAAATGGTGAAATTGAACAAAGAACTCACTTTAGGTGTTTTATTGGTGGTGATTGTGATTATGGTTCTTAAACCGAATCTCCTTGGATTTTTGTACAACAACGTTCTTGGCAAGCTCATCTTTGTTGCCGCCGTCGTTTTTCTTTCCTTGAAGCACACCGCTGCTGGCTTACTTGCCGTCGTGTTTGTCGCGATGATTGCCTCGATGACCGGATACTATGGTTTCGAAGGTATGACCGCCGACCAAGAGGTTCTTGAAGGCGAGGAGAACATGAAGAAGGACGAGAAGAAGTGCGAAGGCGAAAACTGCGAGACCAAGGAAGGCGCTGAGACGCAAGAAGACCTTGTTAAGGAAATCAGCGATAAACTGAAGAAGAAATGAGCGAATGAGCGATTGAGTGAAGGAGCCGATGAGCGATTGAGTGAAGGAGCCGATGAGCGATTGAGTGAAGGAGCCGATGAGCGATTGAGTGAAGGAGCCGATGAGCGAATGAGCCGATGAGCCGATG